TCTCTTGCCATCTGCCGCATCTCGCAGTCGTTCAGCAACGCCCCGTATGGCAAGAGCAACAATGTCCGTGCCTTTTTCTTGCGCTTGATCCGCCCACGTAGCCACTTCATCAGCGATGACACGAAAGGCTGCCGCCATACGATGGCGATCACCAACGGTGTAGCGAGAATCAAGCAACCAGTAAGCATCATTGCACCTCTGAATCAATGGCAAAGTCACGGGCGGCGTCACGGACGCAGGCGATTGCGCATCCGTATCCGTTCCAGAAGGCTTCGGAGTAGGTGAAGTCGGGTGAGTCCTTGTCATAACGATTGGGAATGCGGTTGAAGTTGGTGACAGCTGTGCGATAGAGAGTGTTCAGGCTGCGCCCTTTGATGCGGTAGTAGGTCTCTTCGTTGAGTTCACTGCCTGGTCGGCTCGTCCAATTACGGTCACCGTTGTCTGGCCCGGATACTTCGCTTGCGCAAAGCGCTTCGCCGCAGCCCTGGTGGGCGCCTTGATCAACTCCGTCATCGCCGGAGCTTTCTCGAATGTCACGTAGATCTTCCATAGTGGATCCTTTGGATTGTCTGAGTAGGTGACGCCAGATTGCGACTTGACGAATTGCTCTGTGCTGGATGCAAAGTTGTCAGATTTCATGGAAGCGACAGCTGGGTAGATAGTGGAGCTTGGCCATCAATCCGAGTTCACCCTTGACCCTGTTCTTCTTCAGCCAGCAGTAGGTGGTGTTGGCCTCGATCTCGTCGTTCGCACGTGGGTTGCGTTGCAGCATCACAACGAAGTCAGGGATCTGAGCTAGGGAATGAGATCCTCGTAGTTCGGCGAGCGTCGGCTCACCCCCTTCTTCGTGCGCCGGCCCGATACCAGTGCGCGATAGATGGGCAACGACCACCATGGTGAAGTTGAGCTGAACGCAGAGCGTCTTGAGGTCTTTGATGCAACGATCAATAGCGCGACGCTGATCGGTAGAAAGAGCAATGCCATCAGCAAGCAAGGAGAAGTGGTCAAGAACAACAACTTTGCACTCTTCTCCCAGCACGTAATGTTTAACGGTGGCAACAAAAGTGTCAAAGTCATCGCTTCCAAACTTGTCGAGCAGGTACAGGTGTTGACCGAAGGAGTCCAGTGCTTGCTTGATCTGCTCAGGATCCCGCCGCGCCCGCGTCTCCTCGTCATCCAGGTGGAAGCCAGGGTTGAAGCCCAGCTCCTCGGAGAGCATGCGCTCCAGGCTGGTTTCGCAGCTCTCCTCCAACCCGATGTAGGCGGTGTTGATGCCCTGCTTGCACAGGTTCAACGCGATGCTGCGGGTGAACAGCGACTTACCGATGCCGGTGCCACCGCTGACCATGATCAGCTGCCCCGGCTTCATCCCTTCCGTCATCCGGTTCCACCCGGACCAGGGGAATGGCAGGCCAAAGCGGTGCTCCGGCTTGAGAACCTTCTCCAGGAGTTCTGGGGCGTGAACGATCGCGTCCGGCCGGTGGCGGCGGGCGTTGTTGATCGCTTCCAGGATGGCGTTGTGGTCATTGGCCATCCACGCTTCATTGGCGTCCTTGTAGGGGAGGGCTCCAGCGATAGCAGCAGTAGGGCCGACAAGTGCAGCCAGATCAACAGCAGCCTTCCGACCGGGTTCGTCGTTGTCCATGAAGAGAACCACCCGCTTGAAACCAAGGATCCAAGCCAGTTGTTCTGTGCAGGACTTCTTGGCGCTGGCTGCTCCATCAGGGATTGAGGCAACGACAAACTTGTGCTTGTGACGGTGTTGATGCAGGCAGTCGTAGACAGAGAGAGCGTCGATCTCACCCTCGGTGAGGATGAGGGTGCCGTCGCTGCCCAGGTGCTGCCCAAAGAGCTGGATCTTGACGCCCTTGGCGCGGCCGATCCAGGCGAACTGCTTGTCGCCGTAGCGGATGTGCTGGGCAACGGTCAGACCGTTCTCGTCCTTGTAGCTGGCGATCTGAGCCGACTCGCTGCGGTACTTGCCGATGGCGTAGTCGTAGAGCTTGCAGGCCCTGGCGCTGATCTTGCGATCAGGGATCGCGCTGTAGTCGCCAGTGATCAGTAATTTTGCAGCTGCTGGCTTGTCTGTTTTGGGCAGCATGCCCAGCAGTGCGCTGGCTCTGGGTTTCATCCATGGTCTCCCGTCTGTGGTGTAACGCTGTTCACAGACGAAGCAATAAACAGACCCGTCTGGGTATTCGGTTGCTCCGTCACTGCTTTCACATTCCGGGCCGGGGCACGGTATGTGAGTCGTGTTCCGTTGAGCCATTGCGCCATGAACTCAGGTGGGATGGGAATGGGACACCAAGCAATGCCATGCTTGTCGCACCATTGCGCGTATGTCGTCTTGCTGTTCTTGTTCAACGTCATATTGGGACGTTGCAAGGCAACAAAGATCTTGAGGCCTGGGTTGTTGACGATCACGGCCAGGAACTTGGTCCGTTCAGCCGGCGGCCACCATCCCTTCACCTCGACATACACATCGCCCACCTTGAAGTCGGGCGTGTATTTGCGGTGCAGAACGTAAGGGAACTTCTCGGTTTCGTAGAGAGGGGTGAGCCCCTGCTGGAGCAGGGACTCTTCCACCTGGGTCTCCAGTTGTGATCGGTGTTCCCGGTCCTTGCGGCTCCGCAGGCGCCGGTTGTACCGATCAAGCATCGGCCAGCAGGCCAGCGATCTCGTCGGCTTCGCTCTCCTCAGCAACCCAGCCACCCTCGATGGGGGCCAGCTGGATTTCCTCGGGACGCTTCAGCTCGCTGATCTGGAAGCCAACGAGCTGCATCTGTACACCCTTGGCCGCGGCCATGTTGTAGACATAGAACTCGTAGACGGCCTTGCCGGTGGTGCCGCTGCCGATGCGGCCGATGGAGTTGGGGTCCACCAGGCGGCCGGTGGAGTCGTAGATCATCGGCGGATCGTTGCGGACCACTTCACCGGTGCGCAGGGTGCGGGTGGCGTTGCGCTTGAAGTTGAACAGCAGCTCCCCTTCAACGGGAACCTTCTCGCCGGTCTGCTCGTCCTTGGTCATGGACGGCTTGTAGGGCATGTTGAGCTTGCTGTTGTCCTTGGGGAAGCGCGGATCACGCTGCCGGGTTTCTTCCAGGACTTTCTCGATCTTGGCGAAGATCTCCTCGCAGTCCTCCTCCTTGAGCACGAAGCCAAGGCTGTACTCGTTCTTGCCGTTGTTCTCGTTGAGGCGAGGAGTGATGAGGGAGGAGTAGGCGATGCGGCCGATGGGCGTTGCTTCTTTGGGCACGGTTTCTCCGTGAGGTACGTGGTGTTGCTGGGCTTACATGCGGCTGACGGTTCAGCATCAAGGCCAGCTGTTTAATGATACAGCTTTGTTGAATGGTGTCAAGCAAAGAGGAATGGATTTTCCCCGATCGCTCCCCTGTCCAGCGTCCCAACAATCGGGGGGGCTTCAACCTCGCGGCCAAGGGCCGTCTCCATGGCTCCCTGCTGCCGCGTCAGCCAGTCCGTTGAATAGAACCGATGCCACTGATCGTTCAACTCCTTACGCATCGTCCCGACATGCTGCAACGTGGTTCCGAAGCAGTCATGCACCGTTGCGATCGGATGATCAAACGCCTTCCAGTGCGACACGAACCGCTGCAAGAACGCAGCATCCATGCTGTGGATGTAGTCAGGCACCAGCTTCTTCATTGACTTCAGCTTGTCCGGTGCCGTGCCTGTCGCATCCCTGGCATCAACCCTGATCGTGGTCTTGGCCAAATCGAGCTTCACCGTGCGGCATGCGGTGTCACTGGCCCATGACTCGATCGCCAGGCCATTCGGCGTGCACCACCAGGGCCGGCGGCCAGCCTCGATCTGCAGCGCCGCCATCTTCCCCAGCCACCGGGCCAGGTCACGGGCATGCGGCACCGCTTCCTTCACCACATCGTTGATCGCACTGGCCAACACGATGGCCAGCTCAACAATCCGCAGGTCTTCCTCCACCAGGAAGTCCTTGATCTCATCCCGCAGGTACTCCTTGATGCCATCAGCCAGGCTCTGGTAGCTGCGCCCGTAGATCACAGGCATCAGCGCCTTCTTCCAGAGCGACCGCGGGATCTGGTGCTTGCGCCACCAGGCGAGGCAGCGCAGCTCGCTTTCCTTCTTGTCACCCTCGCTGAGGTTCTCGTTCATCCACTTGATGCGAGCTTCCACCAGGCGGCCGATGCCGACGTACAGATCAGCCGGCTGGCTGCCGGTCACGTTGGTGAACCGGGCCAGCTGGGCATCACCGGTGAGACAGGCCACGTGACCCCAGCCGCTGCAGGTCTGATCACGCCAGTGGATCGTGCCGCTGGTGTAGCCCGGATCCTGCCGGTAGCCGTGCCAGTCCCTGCACAGCTGCACCAGGCGCCACGGTGATTTGGCGTTGATCCAGTACCCCATGTTGCCCAGCGGGTCACTGCCAACCCGATCGAGCACGTCGCTCATCAGCTCCAGGTAGCCAGCCCGCTCCTCCAGGTTCGGCGGGGAGCCGAGGGCCTCGCCCAGCGACCAGGCGAACTGCTGTTCGTGACCCTTCACCGGCGACTGCTCCTTGAAGGTGATCAACGAGCGAATGTGATCAGGCCCCTGCACGTTGAGCTGGCTGCCGCGGGGGTACACCCGGCCGCGGTGATCCATGAAGTGGACCCAGTGCAGGCACTGCGCACCTTCCAGCCGCTGCATGCTGACCATGGCGTGAACCATGCGGCTGCGGTCCACATCACGCCGCTTGCTGACCTTGTAGGCGAACAGCTGCGGCCAGTAGTCCGGGTTGCCCTTCTCCTCGCTGGGTGGCTCCGCCCGTTCACGGCTGGGCAGGCTGCCGATCTCGTGGCCCAGCTGCCAGGTCTCCTCGACCAGCTCGCGCTGCAACCGGTCGATCACGAACGCCTGCTCCTGCAGGTGGTTGATGCTGTCCACCACCAAGGGCTTCGCCCGGCGCACCAGCTGCGGCCACCGCTCCCAGTCCACGGTGGAGAGGCCGGTCTTGATCGTGAGGTAGCCGCCCTTGTCGAACTGGGTCCACGGCTGCGGCGGCACCAGCATGGGCATGTGGACCGGGCGGAACATCGCCGCGCAGTCCTTCCACCGCTTCAGGAAGGTCCAGTAGTGGCTGGTGAAGCTGACCACCCGCGCCTTGCGGTTGCGAGCAACCATCCGCACGTCGATGGAGATCATCTGGGTGCTCTGGGCCATGATCTCCAGGAACAGGGCGCCCAGGGCGATGCGCTCCGCGTGGGTTAAGGGTTTGTACTCATCGCCCCCGTGCTTCCGCAGCCGCCGGGCAACCCAGCGCATGCCCAGATCGCAGTTGCTGGCCAACCGCAGCCCTTCCAGGTGGTAGCTGCGCCGCCAGCGTGGATGCAGAAGAAACAGCACGTACTCCGCCCGCTGGCCGATGGAGGCCGCCAGCTGGTTGAGGGGGCGTTCCCCATCGTTGGCACCCAGCACGTAGCAGAGGGTCTCCAGGGCCACGTGCTCGACCGCCTTGCGGCCGGCCATCAACGACCAGATGTGAGCGTGCTGGCCTGCAATGAAGCGGGACTTTTCCCAGTGCTTGACGACTTGATCAACGTAGAAAGTTGCCAGTCTTTGTACCAGCGTGCCGGTTGCACCTTTCTCCCATTGTTGAGCAAGAGCGCGATCACGTCCGATGTCGCGTTGCCAAAGTTCCAGCTCGGTTTGCTCCTGGAGCGGGCCGGAAGGTGGGTGCTTGACAGCGTTTGACTGTTGATTGGTCATTCTCAGGGATCTCAGTGGGGATCCCTCTGGTGGCCTGGGTTGTTGACACCGCGCAATCTTGCTGGGGATTATGAGTCCGCTGCATTCACCAGATTGCTAGACCCCCAGAGGGTTTTCAGCCGTTTGGGTGCATTTCTGGGTGCACACCGTGCACCCAAGTCTCAGGTACTGGACACCGTTCAACAGTCCACCAGGGCCGCCAGGTTGATACCGGCAGCGTGGATGTAGCGCTGGGTGACTGCGAGACTTTTGTGGCCAGCCCACTGCTGAATGGCAGGAGCCTGCCAGCCCTTGCGGGCCAGTTCAGTGATGCAGGTGTGGCGCAGGGTGTGGATGACCCATTCGCGGCGCGTTGTATCGCCAAGTTGTAGAGCATCGCAGACTGCATGTTTAGCGTCGCTGTAGTGTAACAGATACGTTCCATAGCACGTTGGAAATACATGCTTAGAGCCGCGTTGTTTCATGGCCTTGAGGATGCGCAGCATCTCATCATTCAGTGGCAACGTCCGCGGCATGTTGCCCTTGGTCTTGACGAACTGCACCCGCCGAGAACCCAGATCCACCCTGTCCCACGTCAAGTCCAGAGCCTCACCAACCCGGCAGCCCATCTGCCTCAGAAACAACGTCAACGCCAGCGACAATCGCTGCTCGCGCTGCTCCAGGCGATCGAGCATCGCCGCGTACCAGTCGTCCCGCAGCACCAGATCCCGCGGCTCCGGCAGCTGCAGCGTTCGCTTCTCCGGCATCAACGGCATGGCATCAATCCAGCCCAGCCGGCATGCACGCTTGAGCATCACACTGGCCGCATTGAGGTACTTCCTGATCGTGGTGTTGCTCAGGCCGCGGCCGCGCAGCTCAACTACCAGATCGTCAAGGGCACGCATCGTCAGTGCCGCTGGGTGCGTCTCCGGGCCGAGCAGCCGGGCCAGCCGGCAGGCGTTCTCCCACTGGCTGAGATCCTTTCCGGCCCAGTCCAGACGTTCACAAATATCAACAAGGTGGGCCAGGGTCTGCCCCCCTTCGGCGCTGCGGTTCCACTGCAGCTGCCGCCTCTCCTCCACCACGCCAGCTTTGGCCGCGGCCTCCCAGGCCTCTGCCTCTGCCTGCGTGGCGAAATACCGGCTCTTGCGGCCAGCTGGTGTGACCACTCCGGCAAACCAGCGGTTGCGATCAGCCCTAAAACGAACTGCCATAGGTGAGATGCTCCAAAGTTGATACAAAGTCGCGGCCTTTCGGCGTAGGAAATACCTGCAGAACCCTGTCATCATCAGGGTTCCGACGTGTTTCGATCCAGTCCAGCTTTGCGCTCGATTTGTTGTCTCTGCGGCCAGATCTGCCGAGAACATCAACAGCGCGAGAGACCGCAGAGAGAGAAAGATCGGTCTCCAGCGCTAGTTCGGATTGCGTCATTCCTGGCTTTAGACAAACCAGAAACAACAGTTCCAACTGCGAGACCCTCAACTGAGGGTGCAGCGTCCGGGCTAGCCGCAGGGCCGCCCGGAGATCGGATAGTCGTTGCATTGCAAGGTGCACTCACAATGCAACGATAGCCTGTCAACTGCGGCGCGACAGCGATAGTTGACTGAAGTCAACGATCAGCCGCAATTCTGCAGCAAATAGGCAAAACCCTACCTGCAGAGAATAGTGGGGCGGAGTTGAACGCCAGATGCACCAAGGCTTCCGCCAGAGGCGTCGATCACGGCGGATGCTCAGATAGAAATCATTCGGAAACAATAGACGCATGCAAAAGCTCCAAATGTTCAGCCGTGAAGAACTGCGGGCAGCTGGTATTTACCGCCAGCCCGGCACAGAGCAAACCTAGAACAAATCCGAGCAGCCTGTAGGGTTTATGCGGTTTTTGCATGATAGCTAAAAGCAACGATTGCAAACATTTGGCAGCACAAATCAGCTGGCACGTGCCTTAAGCACAGTCTCCTGCATTTGCGCCACTATGGCCTCACGCCTTTCGTAAATCTCAGCCAGCGCAGACGCGGCACCATCGCTGGCGCCTTTGTAAGACTGCCGGAACGCCTGGCAGTGGTTCAGATACACCTGCAGCGCCAGCGTCAACGTGCTGAACTCTTCAGGCGTAAAAGCAAGAACAATCATCGAAACAAAAGCAACGGAAGCGGCACCGTGAGGCACCTAGAGAGGCCCCGCAGGGCCTCAGTGGGTGCATCAGTCGCGGCCGGCTTCAAGCTCGGCCTGGATCAAGTCCCGCTCGATCAATCGCAGCGCTCCAGCAGTCCAGCGCCGCTCAATCGGGTGACCGTCAACGCGATGTAATTCCTGAACCCAGTAGTCAGCGAACATGTCGAATCCGAGCCGATAAAGGCGGTCGATCCCGGCCCGGATCTCAGTCATAAGTGCAGCGCTAGGAGCGGCCTGAGGCCTGCCATCGTGCACGGTCGGAGCGGGCATTGTGGTGAGTTTGGGCATGGTTCTGTGGTTGAAAGGTGTCAAGAATCAGGGGCACCGCAGTGCCCCATAGGTTGCGATCAGCGCAGTCCAAACTCCTGCTGATCGAGTTCGATCCCGGTGCTCCTGAGAAGCTTTAGAAGCTCAACTGACAGACTCTCCCGGCGCTCCCATTCCTTAAAGCGATTCCAGGCCTCAGCCCTTACATCGGGGCTGACATAACGGTTCTCGTGAGCGTCAAGCCAGCGAAGCTGGTGATCCCGCGTCACGAGAACCGCGTCGCACAATGCAGCATGCAGGAGCTTTGCCTGCTCCTGACTGATGGTGATGTTGAGCTGATCGGTGGTTGGAGCTGATGCGTAACGGATTGCCATGGTTTGTGGTTGCAAGGTGTTCTGTTCGTTGAAGCTCAAAAGGTCAGCACAGACTCAACCGTGCAGTGGTGGTAGGCAGGCAGCTTGCGGTTCACGGCACGGGCCGCGGCCTTTGCTTTGCGCTCAGCTCCAGGCCCCCACCAGACGCGGCGGCCGTCATGCCACTGGCTCGGATCGCAAAAGTCCCGCGGGCGAAGCTCGTTCGTCACCACTAGGTAGAACTCCTCAGTTGCTCGGCTGTTCATCGTTCGGATTGCAAGGTGTTCGCTTGTGGGAGCCGGGAGAGGCGCCCAGAGAGGCCGGGATGGCCTCTGAGGGAGCGTCAGGGTGGCGCAGGTTGCCTAGTGGCAACGGAAGGGCATCAGGGAGCGCCTATGCGTAGTAGGGCTCACTTGGCTGAAGCTTCACGGCAAAGTCAACATCCCGGAGCCGGGCCACATAGCAACCCAGCCGCTCACTCCAGGTCGGCTCCGTTCCGGGCCACAACAGCTCCCTGATGTGGCTGGTGGGATGGCCGCTCCAGCCGACGGACATTTCATCGTTAGCACGTTGCAACTCCTGATCCTCCAGCTTCGCCAGATGATCAACTGCATCCGGGTTGACAGGCTCAGCCCACCATCCAACAACCCAGTCCAGGAAGCCGGTTTCGGCTGGGCTGTCAACTCGGAACACCTGAAACGGACCGTAGTTGCCCCGGACATCGCCTCCCAGGTGTGTCTCAATAACGATAAAGACATCATCGCAGTAGAGCCAATCGGAGCTGTCAACAGGAGCGAACACTGAAAAGACAAAGTTTGCTGAGAAGTCGTTCTCACTGTTGTAAGTGTTATCCCTCACAACGTGGCGGTATTGCTGGTGAGTCATTCGGGCAAACCAGCGGCAAAGGGCATCCTCCTGTTCTGTGGCCCATCCGTTGCTGTCCAGATGCTCTGGCAGCTCCAGCGGCGCTCCTAGCGTCGCCTCCAGATGTTGAGCGGTGTCAAGCGTTGGGCAGTCCCAGAAGCGCTGATCAACAGTTGCGATAGCCATGGTCTGTGGTTGCAAGGTGTTCGTGTAGGAGCTTTGAGTGTCAGGCCTGTGTCCAGTCGCCTTTCGTGTCGCGCTGGAACACGTAGAAGCGTCCGGCCGGTAACAGCTGGCTCCAGAGTTCGCAGCAGATATCAGCACTGGCGCGGCTGTCCAGCTCGCCAAGACTGAGCCAGTCCCCATCCGGCAAGTGCTCGCGCACCTGAAAGGCCTGTGTCGTTGCCGTGGCCATGGTCTGTGGTTGCAAGGTTTCCATCAGGCCTCATTGCCTGATACAGCCACATTGCACCATCGCCTGACAGGTGTCAAGCATTGCCACCCAGCAACCCCTAGCAGCTTCAACGCAGCACCACCGCTCCACCCAGCTACGCCACCTCCACCAGGGCCTCACCCTCGCTCCGCTCGGCCTCAACACTCAGCCCCACCAGTGCGCACTTCTCCTAGGTGGCCAGTGAAGGCAGGCGGCTTGCAAGCCCTGGCCCTTAGGTCAGGGCTTGAGCCTGACTGAACG